GTCCTTGTATTTTGGCGGAGGCGGAGGAGGTTGGTTGTTGTTGTCGCCACTTCCCTGTTGCTCTAAAGATTTAAGATAATTTTGATGATGCCTTTCTATTTCAGACATACCATCACTTGGCGGCGTGTCATGAGTGTCTCCTCCTAGCCGATCAGAATCTTTACTTTCGTCATAACCATTACCATCATCATCATCCTCTTCAAAACTTCGTAGTCCGGTCATGGGATCGATTTGGCCTGACGTATTCGGCAGGGAGGCGAGAAGCGATTCCTCCATCGTGTTCACCATGACCGGTTTGTGCATCTGACCGCCAAGGGTCAATCCTTCATTCTTTGCCCGGTAGATGTTCAGGAGCTCCTGCAGCTCCTCCGGTTTCATATCTCGCAGGACTTGAAAATTATTCATATCAATTTTTGCTGAGGAAGTTTCGCATAGGTATTCCGTAATCCCACTTCAAGCATCAGATTGGTGATCGAGTACGCCTGAGAGGGATCTGAGGAAACGGTGTCCTGAAATCGAAACCGCACTGAGTCACATTTCTGACGGGCAAGGTGGATGTTAAATTGATACACCCCATCGGCTACGCGATTGGTTCCTGCTCCGTAATATTCGGATCCATACGGTGATTCATCTCCATATTCGTTCTGACCGGTTGCCGTTCTAAAATTGAAGGTATGAAGTTCGTTAAAAAATTGCTCGAAGTTGTAAGCGATCCGCGTTTCCAGGATATGGTTTGATTTATAATCTCCAAGAACCAGGGCTCGACGAACACGCTGCAATCCTTGAATCGCAGAGGTTTTGATCCATGCCGTAGTGAGTTTTAGAACGACTGCCATATCGACGTCTTGATACAGCGTGTCAGACTCCTGGTAGACCAACCCCCCGGAGGTTCTGAGGTAAGTGTATTTGTCCGTTGCACCCCAGATCACTGCACCCAGTGCAGAATGATTCGTGAAGGTAGACCATTTGTTATAAAAAAAGTCATAAACCAGGCACGGTCCACTTTGAGTGGTGAACCTAACTTGGGAAAAGTCCTGGACCATCACGGCAGAAGTGACAGTTTCCGAATTGTAGGCTTCCACTCCTGCACCGATGTAAACCGTTTCCAGTTTCCGGTCCAGGAGATAGATCCCTTTCTGGGACTTAAACATCACTCCCAGAGGGGTAAGCAGGATAGAGTCTGAACCCGTGGCCCCCACATCTCCTGTGACCAGTTGAGGTTCTGAGAAGCTATTCTGCAACCCTGCATCCGTTGGTCCTGTGCCTGTGATGTAGAAGATCCTCTGAGGTTCAAAGATGATCAGTTTCTCATCCATCTCGATCAGACCCGTGACCCTCTCTGCTTTGTTCATCACAATCTGAAACACATCACTGAATTCCACGGGTTTTTTGGCCTGTCTCTTCTTGGAGTAGTACAAGATCTTGGGATTCTCGGAACTGACTGCAAACATCCTGTTATTAAACACTCCCATAACTGAGGTAGCAGGAGGAGGGATGTTATCCACAATCCCCCCGTTGGTGTAGAGGGATTCCTTTGCAACTAGATTGGTGTCATTGATGGCCCCTGCATCTGCAAAAGACACGGAATCTGCACTGGTGCTATTGGAAACAGACCCGATCTTGTAAAAGAGGGTTCCATTGTTTGCCGTTCTGTAAACCTCACATTCCACTCCAGAGTGCTCCGTGAGTCTGAGGGAAGGAATGGTCAGGGTGACAGTGGAAGATCCTCCCGTGGGGGTTGCCGTGACTGCAACGGAGGGAGCAGATCGGTGAATCTGACCTCGGCTATCCGTCCAGGTGAAGATCACCCGATACTGGTACGTTCCTGCTGCCAGTGATCCTGTGGTGTTGTCAGTGGACTGAGACACGTTCTCTGGATAAAGGTGGAACCCGTGTTCCTCAATGGTCTGGGAGTCATAGGCTGAAACAAACCCTCCTGCAATATGGAGGTTCTCCCCCAACTCCGTACCCTGGAAGGATGCAGATTGGGTGAAATCCACCCCACTGAGACTCAAACCCTTGAGTGAATAAATGTCATTGTTTTTAGAAACCAGACGGGTCTTGACCTGAAGTGCAGTCTTGAACACCCCTGTGTTTGCATCATCGGTGACCCTTGGCAATGTGGAGTCTGAGGGCAACCCTCCTGCCAGGGAGGTATGCAGTTTTGCAACGATCAACCCTGTGGTGTCGATCAAAAAATAAGTGGTCTGGAGATCGCTTGCATGGACTCCGATGAAGTACGTCTTTTCGTTGTAATAAAACCCCTTAGATGCAAGACCCACTGATCGCTTCAGGTCACTGGCAGATCCCAACGAGGATGCACTCACATCATAGGTTGCCTTCTTCAGTCTGTGGTCATAGTCATTGGTGGCATCCAACTCATAAATCACTTCCACATCCCCTGTGGAGTCTCTCTGCATCGTCACTCTCGGAATTGCCGTTGCAGTTGCTTCCACCGTGTAGGTGGCAATCTGAGTCAGGTCCAGTTTCAGACGGGTGACTTTCAGGCCAGAGGAATCTGAGTTTTTGGAGTAAGCCACATAAATCCCGTCATTGACTGCATCACGGTAGACGGTCAGTGAATCTTCGGGATCATTTGCAATGGTAGTGGGTGCAACATACCCGTTTGCCGTGGACCCTATGGCCCCAGACTGAGTGATATAGCCAATCTGAATCTGAGAGGATGAGTTGCGATAACAGAAAAGTGCAGCATTATCCTCGTATTCAACCACATCAATTTGTTGCCCAGAAGTCGCAGCATTGGAACCGATCTGTGAGGGAGATCCCCATGTCGTAGGGTCTGACTGATCCAGTAATACCAGATCCACATCATTGTCTGAGGTTTCGATGTAGAGAATGGCTAGACGTTGATCCAACTCAATCACTTTCGGAAGTTTCCCTGTTGCAGAGATCAACGTATTATTCTGCAGAATGGCCCCTGACACTGCATCAATCACGGATGTCCTTACTCCCCCCTGAGTGTCCTCCCATGCCATGCAGAACAGACCACCACCATACGCTATGTCAGCACTGCTCTGCTCATACTGGTTGCGGATGATGTCATTACTGGAAACCGTGACGGATAATGAACCTCCCTTGTTCACCCATTCCTGTCTGCCACTGATGTAGGAATAGAGGTTGGAATTGGAAAAGAGCAGAAGTTCGTCCTGAAATTTGCTTAGTGCATCCCCTGCAGAGATGTTGCTAGTGCTGCCTGTGATAGAAGGTGATAGTTTCGAGTAGCCTTTGCGTTTGGTGATGGTACTGCCAGAGGTGAAAACACCGTTCTCCAACTCAGTGAGGTTCGACTGAAGGACCATTTTCTGATCCGTCTTCGTGTCGATTCCTCCACTCAGATCAACAGGAACAAATGCTTTTTCAAGTGGCATTGCTTACTTCTGGTTCGCAACTTTCAGGTCAGGTTTTTTGCTTTGCTCTTCCTGAAGTAACAGAATCTCTTCCATACCAAGCAAACGGTGAAGTCGTGCTTCTATTTGAGGAACTTTTGACAGTTCGTTTTTCAGTGAAACGATTTCGGATTGTATTTGTTTTAGGTCCATTTTTATTTAGGTTTTGGGTGTGCGGTTTTCACGCCTTGTCGTTCCACTTCTAAAGCATCTGCAGATTCTGATCTGCCTTCCACTACTTTTTCCCAAAGTGCTATCAGCAAATCATGTTCAATCGGATATTTTTCTAATCTTTGAATTTGATAATAACTATCGTCAATTTCCTTTTGTGCAACTACTCTTGCAGACTCAATTGCCTCTTTAGTGGGTTTATCATGATCCGATAAAATTTCAAGAGTGTCATAATCATCACCTAAATAAGTGAATTTTATTTCTTGATTTATATTTCTAAGTGCGTCACCTAGAGTTGCTGTTCTTTTTTCCATTTTATGGTCCTATTCTAAATCCACCAAATTCACTATATGCCGACTGAATAATATTATCGTCAGCATATAAGCCACCATTATTGGGGTAAAATACGGCATACACAAAATCGCTTGATCCGTTGAAATCCACTATGGCAGTTGATGAACCTCCAAATGAATAAAAATAATAATTCCTAGCGTCATTATTTGCTTGTACGAATCTATCTGTTAAGCCACTACCATTTTTAGTAATTGCAAAATAGTAAACTTGGTTTCTACTAACACCAGTTGAATTGTAGGCATTGCCTGAAACATATATAAAATATTTTCCTGCTTTTTGTGGTGTAAATTTATTACTAGCAAACCAACCTTGAGGATCTGCAGTTTCTACGAAACTAATTATAGCTTGAGTGTCATCCGCTACAGTTTGATTTCCTGACAAACGTGCAATAAAATAATCTTGAGTTGATATCGTTGCACTTGACGAAACAGTTCCGCTAAAAGTACCAGTTGCGGTGCCGATGTTGTTGGCAGATCCTGCCAATGTTACATTTGCGCTTGAAGTGGTGATTGCCGTTGTACCATCTGATGCAGAAATGTTGTTTTGTGCAAGTCTTAGTTTTGATTCGTCATTAGCCAACTCAAGGATGGTTGTACCAGCATCATTGTTCAGTTTTAAATGATCATCATTTTTAGGTTGGATGATTAAGTCTGCCATAATTATCCGTTTGTAATTGTTGTATCGGTTCCGTCAAAACTAACTTTAAAAAATGCAGTTCCATCGTCTTTGTAAGTAACATCTCCTCCATTAACATCAACAATTAGATCTCCAGTAATATCCAGTGTAAAATCACCAGTATTAGCAGCAATTGTGTGGTCTGTAATAACTGTCCCTCCAATGGTAAAGTCCGTGGTGGCATCACAAGTCGTGAATTTACCAGTGGTATGAGAAGAAGCACCGATGGTCATTCCATCAATGGTTCCACCATTCAAATCTGCGGTGGTGACAGAACCAAGATCCGCACAAGTCTGTGATGCTGCAGTCCATCCTGAAGAAAATGTGATTGATGTTCCTGCAACCAGATACAGATTTGATCCATCGCCATAGATATACTCACCTCCTTTGTCGAAGAAATAGAGTCTCCGATCATCTGCCATCCTGACAACCTCGTTCCCATCATACTGCTTAAAGATGATGTCCTTGGCATCCACCTCATTCTCGATGACCAGATCAGAAGAGGAGTTGCTGATCTTGCCGATTGCAGTTCCACCGTCCTTGATATTGATGACTCCAGAATCTGAGTCTAGGTTGATGTCAGTCGCAGCATCCAATGTGATTGATCCAGATCCCCCCGTTGCATCTATGTTTATCGCCCCTGCAAAACTGGTTGCTGTAGAGAGCAGAGTCCCTGTCTCATCTGGGACGGTTAGGGTATTTGCTCCTGTGCCTGAACCCGTGTATTTCAGATTGACAGATCGGGTGGTGGCAGACCCCCCATTGTAGAAATACAGTTGGATATCTGACATGACCAGTTTGGCAATCCCGTCAGAGAGGGTGCTATCAAATTTAAACGTGTACGATTTATTGACCCCACTGAACTGAACTTGGGAGTTTCCTGTCATGTTGGAAATCGATCCCCCAGAGGTATTGATTCCAGACCCATCCGTAATCTGAACCGCAGTCCCAGACCCGTTCCTCCAGTACAGATTTCCAGATGCCTGATAGACTGAATAATTGGTGGTGGCAGCAGTTACTGAGGAATCAAAGATGACATTTTTTAACTCCGATGCACTGTTCTGGTTGAATTCCAGATCAGAATTAATATTCAAAGCACTTGGAGTTAGTTGGACCCCCTTTCCACTGGTATGGTCATGGGTGTCAATCGTTTCCCAATTCGTATTGGTCTGGGTTGCCCAGGTGGGTCCTGTGGTGACTCCTACACTTGGCTCATTCAGACTCATGTTGGTGGTGGTCATCCGATCTCCTAGAAAAAGTAAATGTCTGCCGTTGCTGCACTGGAACCTTTCAAAAAAATGAAAAGGTTCTTATCGGTGTTTTCGGTGTCTGACTCAAAGATCACTGCATTGCTCTGTAATCGTGTAATGATAAAACCCTCATAGGTTCTCCCCAGACCATGATTGACTCTGGTATCTGTGGTCTCGATAGACAGATCCTTGATGAGTATCCCGTCTGATATGGGTAACTGCAGAAGGGGTGAGAGTGTCGTTTTGATATGACTTTGCAATCGAGTGACTTCTGCATTCTCTGAGTGAATCTGTGTGAAGTTTACCCGGCTCATGACTTCATGGTGAACGCCACGTTAAGAGTCGCATCAGTCCCTCCCGAGCTTGCCACATACTTAATCCGGACGAACCTGGCCGGTAAAGCACTGAGCTCTAGGAGATTGGTTTCTGCTGCACTGATCGCCGCGGTTGCAGTTGTGTTGACCCACTCGGATTCATCATTAGAAACCTGGATAAAAATATTTCCATTAGGCGAACCAGTATTGCTGTTCACGCAAGTAAACGAGCAGCTGTTCATCCCTGAAGCATCGATCGTGTCTCCAGTGACGTCGGAGGCCAGTGTCGTTGCTGCCATGTAACTTTGGTCATTTTTATAAGTTTGATTCGGCATGAGCCTCCTATGAATACCAGGTGTAAGATCCAGGATCGGTGTAATAGACCGCCATATCGGTAACCGTCGCTGGTTCGCCCAGGTCCCGGTTATCTGAGACTGATAAAATTCTGTTTTTGGTTTCTTCCTTCATCGCCATAATTGCGGAAGGATCCCCTTCCTCCTTAACCACGCAATCGATTGCCGCAGCGCAGATCACGAAGGAATCCCAACCCGAATAGAAATCCAGCCGGGTTTCAATGTTTCCGAAGATCGTCGGATCGCTCAAGCCGCTGCTGTCCAGATCCGTTGTCACAGTTGCATCACCTACAGCAGAAATCGTCTGATCAACATCGTAATTGGTGGCATCGATGAAACCGGTGCCGGTAATCGTATCCCCGACCACAAAACCATGGTTCTTCCCGACGGTCCACATGGTCGTCGATCCGCGGGTGATCGCCGTAACGGTTTTCTCCAGGAATTTTTTCGGTGATGGGATATACCAGACCGTCAACGTGTCATTCGTCGATGGGCTCGGAGTGAGCCTGAGATTGGACCCCTGGATATGATATCGATACCGGTAAGGCACCGAATACCTGGATCCAACATCACGCTGGGGGAAGTTGTATCTTCGAAGCGGGAAGGTATCACTTCCCATGTTCAGATCGACGCCGCGCAGCTTATAAAAGTCAGATGGCAGATCGTAGGTCTGAGTCCCGGAAACAAGCGTGACCGTGGAAGAATTTAGAAAATAATCCTCCGAGTTCGCGTTTGTTACCAGCATATCGTAGAGCCCCGCGTAGCCACGATTAATGTACTGGCGGAGCTCCTCGTCTGTTACAAATTGCGAATTCTCCTGGTCTGCACGTTGGCGGACCAGGGTCCTGAGATCTGAGAGTGCGACGTAGTCGGTCATCTCAGTAGCTCATTTGAATCCCATGAAACGCTTCCAGAATCGCCTGAGAATCTCCGGAAGAGAGAGCTGCACTGAGCTCCTCTGCCATCATATGCTGATCCTCGGAATATTCCATTGGCCCTTCCTCAATCATTTCCTCGTCTTCCATGTATCCCTCATCGGGGGGCATCCGCCCCCCTTTAGGTCCCATGGATCCGATCGAAACCATCAAGGCGTCGTCGAGTCCTTTCTTCATGTTCCTCCTACTTCGTTAGTGAAGTATTTCTGAGAACAAGACAGAAATGAACGCGGTTATTTGCATTCGCTGCAATGTCAGCAGCCGCTGCATCCGAGATATCACGATGGTTAATCACAATCGTTTTTCCGGATGAAACATCAATAGCTCCAAGCTGCAGAATGGAATCATTGACTGCATTAAGTGCCAAAGTAAGCGTACATGAAATCAAAGCTGGATAGGTTTGATCCAATGTAACGGTGTACTGACCTGTGCCGCTTCGGGCAACAGACCATCCAGCACCTTCGTTTGAAGTTGCTGCGATGGCACTCGAGCCATTGGGTGCAAACGACCCGGCGATAATTTTTACCTCCGGGTTTGCAGACTGAACATCAAAAAAAATTTTATTCGCCATGATTCCCTCCTATTAAGAAGGTAGAGTCACAACACAATTGAAGCCAGGAGCTCTGCAGCCCATCTGCAAATAGCTGTGAATTCTCACCTCTATTCCATCTGCGCTGTTCATACGAAGAGTCCTGTTTCCATCCAACTGGGTCAGCTGAACTGCTGGTCCAATGGAAGCTAAAACGAGACTGCTCATGGTTAAGATAAATGCTTTTCCAGCAGGACAATCTTTGTCCGGTACCACTTTCATGGTGCCGTGCGGAGCATACATTTCCAGGGATCGATATCCACTAATGGAATCGGATTGCTTGACCTCGCGCTGAACTTGGGCGTTGAGGCTTTTTTCCAACTTCACGAATTCCTCGAAGGGAATCATGACGTAGTCGGGGGAGCCTCCCTCGCGAGCACAAAGAGCAGCACCGGCAATAAGTGCTTCGACAATGGTATCCGAAGATCCATCATACCTTTGTCCGCCCAACCTGGTTGGATCAACGGATCGATCGACGCCGAAGAAAGCTGCGCTTCCAGGAGTCGTCGATGGGATCCAGGCCTCAAGACCTTTGACTGCCGTGTCATAGTCGCCCTCGACGTAAATGTAGTCGCCGGTTGCACCTGAGTTGGCATTCCAAGCCGCGGTCGCGGTCAGCTGATCGGTGGATCCAGGTGTATACTTGGACCGATCGACAGCTGCGATGGTTGTATTGTTTGATCGGAGAGTTCCACTGTTTCCGGTTTTATTCGGATTCAGATCGAGTTTCATTCCAACTTCAAAGTTGAATACCGATTCCGGAACTTCCAAGTCACAAGCCGTGGATCCGATTGTCGTCGTGGACGCAATCTGACCAATGGCACCTGAACCGTCGCGATAAAGATCGCGGGCGATCGCAGCACCTACAGACTTGATCGTATTGTTAATTTCGGTCGATGCAGCTGAGAGGAAACTAAAGCGGTCACCTTCTGAGGCAGCGACGGCTTCGCCCGATAAAGTGGCTACACCATATTTGGTGGTCCTGGTTAACAGGAAATCGTCAATGCTGGAAGCACTGGCGTTTGTTTGTGCAGTTGCAAAAGTATTACTGATGCCTTGCGGATGCCCATAGATCAATGGGATCGGCATATTGCGACCTTTGAAGGATTCGTCTTTTGGTATTAATTCGAACAACGGATGGGAATCATAGACCAGATCCTCAACCTTTTTATTCGTATAATACTGCTTTAAGACTGCATCCCACTTGGTCAAAGTGGTGGCTGCTGCCATGGATAAACTCCATAAAGGACGTTAATCCGAGCCTAATCCCACTTAACTGATGCGATAGCTGCTTCGAGTTGTTCGCGTTCAGTCAAGGGACCTCTTTTGGAGGCCTTCGGCTTCGGACGAGAAACTTGATTTCTTAACGTCCGCGATCGTGTCCTTTGCGGAATATTTGAGGGGCTATCCTGGGGGGTACTGTCGCCAGCCTCAATCTGGCTAAAAAGCTTGCGGCCTTTCTCTGAAGAGATTGCCGTTTGAATCAGATTTTCATAATACGCTTCTGCTTTGTCAAGCAATTCTTCTGGTTCCATCACCGTATTATTTTCACGCATACTTATTTCCTGCATTTGGATGAGCATAGGTACGGTTTCGGCCCATTTTGATCGTATTAATCCATAATTTTCATCACCGTCAACGATATCTTTTATTGCTCCAACATACCGATCCATCTTCTCTTTCTTCACATACTGGTCGAGCTGGTTCAATTTTTCCTTCAGCTCGGGAGCGGGTTCTGCTTCCGGTTGTGCTCCAGGTATTTTCCCATCATTTAAAACCTGGTCGGTTGCCGCCTGGTAATTCCAGCCGACCTTCTCAAGAGCTCCCAACATATTCCCGGATGCCGATGCCTCCTGAGCTTCCTTAAACGGTCGGAGTGCTTCACGCTCCTTGTGGATTTCTCGCTGCTGCTTCTGGAGCTCGCGCTCCCGCTGCCTCATCCTTGCAAAATTTCTGGAGACCCTGGTCTCGGTTTCTTCCTCTGGTGCTTCTGCTTCTACTTCTTCAGGTTCATCTTCTGCTGCATATTCTTCTTCGCTTACCTGGACTTCTTCAACGTCCTCGAGCTGCTCTGCAGCATCTTCCTGGGGGATATGTGCTTCGGCCCATTGGGCTATCTGGGCGTCTTCAATGATTTCTTCAGGTGATTGTGCTTCTGCCATTATGCGGGTAGGGGTTCAGGTTCTGCCGGGACCGGAGGGACTCCAGCTGGGATCCCCATGGGAGGACCTTCAGGACCTGGTGCCGGTTCCGCGGCTCCGGTTATTGCTGCCATCATATCCTCGGGGGGTCCCGCGGGGGCCTCACCAGCTGGAGCTGCTCCTTCCGGAGTCTGCTGCTCCCCTGCCAGGAGGGCTTGACAGTCGGCAATAAAATCATTCATGAGATTCAGTTTCTCGGTTTCAAGACCGTCCTGCTGCCCTTCGAGAAAGGCCTGCGCCATCCGCTCCGATGCAAACTTCAGATTCATCACCGGCTCCGGTTGATGGTATCTGCCGAATTCGACGATCTCGGATATCCTCCATTCCATATCACGCTCGAAGGTTCTATATAATCCGGTGAGGGCTTCCATGTCTGGAAACTCGAGCAGCCTCACGATATGAGCAGGATCGGTGATCACGCCGGTATTGATCAGCTCGGTGACTGCCGAGAGACGTCCTGCCGGGGTGCTGGGAAGAAGGCTGACCGGATACGGTTGCAGCGTGAAATCTTCCTCGGCTATATTTAGATCCTTGAAATCGAGCTTAAAGAGAGCATTGTCCTTGATGCCCTTGACCGGCCACTTGCCAAACTCCTGGACAATTTCCTGACCAAGATCCATGCACCACTCAGCAACCTCCATGAAGGCCTGCTCGTATTTCTGACCCTGGTGCATAAAACGCTCGGATTCAATATCATGGAAGGTCCGGAGAGCTGCACCTGACTCCAGGCCTGCCGGTTTCCTTCCGGTCGCACTCATCTCGGAAAGACCGCTCTGCTGGTATGCGAGCTGATACAATCGATCGAGGTGAGCATAGACCTCCGGGTGCATTGCTGTCGGAGTGTAGGAGGTTGGTGGATTCCCAACATAATTGACTATGGAACCAACCTGGTTCCGTAGTGCCGTATCAACTACGCGGGAACCCGCCTGGACGAAGATCCAAGGCACCGATAAAAGGTGCATGGCCTGCTGGATCCTCAGTGCCAGCTTGTTAATCTCAAACTGAATATTTTTGAGCTGCTCTGCCAGGGAAACTCCTGCAAAGCCTACCCCGGCATCTCCCCATTTAAGGAAAACAAAAGGATAGCGATCATAGTTCCAGGATTCTGCATCGAGCTGCAGCCC